AACAGTCGGGCAGCAAGCGACCGTCGGCGGCAGGCAGTTTGTCTGGCAGGGGTCGGCGTGGGATCTCGTGGCAACTGTCACGGGGCACGCTGCGCAGCACGCCATCAACGGCAGCGACCCGCTGACGATCACGGCGGCGCAGGTGAGCGGGCTGGCGACTGTGGCGACGAGCGGATCGGCAGCGGATCTGTCGGGCACGCTCGCGGATGCGCGGCTCTCGGCCAACGTCCCTCTGTTGCCGGGCCTGACTATGGCATGGTCCCAGCCCAGCACACTCATTGAGACCGTGCCTCGCAGTCAGCTAACGTTTTCTGGTCTCACGCTAGTGTCTGGCCAAATATCGTTCGCGTTTTTCACGCCGCTATTTTCGCTGACTGTATCTCAGATCGCTATGGCTACCATGTCAGCCGCAGCGAGCGGGCTGACGCTTGCGCGAATGGGGCTGTACACGTTTGATGAATCGACTGCCACGCTGGTGGCGCGCACAGCCAGCGATACGGGTCTGTTTGCCACCACGCGGACACACTTTACGCGATCCCTAGATTCGTCATCAGGCGGGTTCCCTGCAACGTACACGCTGCAAGCGGGGGTGCGGTACGGCGTCGGAGTCATCTGTGTAGGCACTACCATGCCGATAATATCGGGTGCCACACCGCCTTTTGAAACGGCAAGCCTGTCGCCACGGCTGTCTAGCACGCGCGGCAGTCAGTCCGACCTCGCTGGTACGATCAGTGCTGGGGTCATGGGCACATCTAGCTCCTTGATGTACGCGAGGCTGTCATGACCACCACCTACATCGGCATCATTGACGGCCTGCGTGTCTGGGAAGTCCGCGACGAGGCGGGCAACGTCATCGGCCTCAATCAGCAGGCCGTAGAGCCTGAGTCGCCAGCCGTGCCCGCCAGCGTCTCCGCCCGCCAGATACGACTCTGGCTGCTTCGCCAAGGCATCTCGCTCTCGGCGGTGGACGCTGCCATCGACGCAATTCCTGACGCTCTCCAGCGGGACAGCGTCAGGGTGGAGTGGGCATACGCGCCATACGTCGAGCGATCGCACCCGTTCCTAATTCCGCTCGCTGCGGCTCTTGGGCTGACGGAAGCACAGGTCGATCAGGCGTTCGTCGAAGCGGCGACGCTGTAGGGCATAGCCGGTCTAGTTTCGGGTGATGGCAGGGAAACTGTCGGCACCAGGAGCGGCCTATGTCTACGTTTTCCCAGTTGCCGGGCGCACTCGCCGTCACTTTTGTCGTCGGCGACGAGGTGAATATCGCCATCAATCTGGGCGTGAACATCACTGGCTATACGCTCCAGTCCGGTGTATTCGTCAGCAGTGCCCAAGGATTTCAGGGTGGCGGCGGCGGCACCGTGACGGCTATTGGAGCGACGGCAGCGACGCCAAGTATTCAGGTGGTGACGGCGTCCACGGGCGCGATCATCTGGTCGCTCACGGAGGCACAGACGTCGTTGCTGTCGCCGGGCATTCGTTACCAATGGTTCCTGCGATGGATCACGCCTAGCACGTTGATGACCCGCACGATTCTCGCGGGTGCTTGCATTCCGAGGGCACCCGGCGCATGAGTGAAATCAGCGTTTCCGTAGTCGGCTCCACGACGATCAACCCGACGGTCGGCAACGGCTCGGTCGTGAACGTCACGTTCTCTGAGACGGGCGAGCGTGGGCCGCAGGGCGCTGTCGGTCCTGCAAACTCGCTCGCTATCGGCACGGTAGTGGGTGGCGCATCGGCATCGGCGACGATCACCGGGACGGCACCGACACAGACGCTCAACCTCGTGTTGCCAGTTGGTGCCACGGGCGCAACGGGGGCCACGGGCAGCGTTGGCGCTACGGGCGCGGTTGGTTTGACCGGACCTGCAAACTCGCTCTCTATCGGCACGGTGGCAAGCGGCTCGTCGGCGTCTGCGACGATCACCGGCGCGGCTCCGTCGCAGACCTTGAATCTTGTGCTACCTGTCGGTGCCACTGGTGCCACGGGCGCAACAGGACCGGCTGGACCGGCTGGACCGCCGATCAACCTTGGCGACGAGACTCCGCAGCCGCTCGGCACGGCGTCGGCTGGTACGGCTCTTACTGCCGCCCGTTCTGACCACGTTCACTCGCAAGGCTCAATCGCATACTCGGCACTGTCTGGCATTCCCAGCACATTCGCACCCGCAGCCCACCAGCACGCCATAAGCGACGTGACGGGCTTGCAGACGGCGTTGGATGGCAAGCAGGCTTCGGGCACCTACGCCACGCTGGTCAACGGTCTTGTGCCGTCCAGCCAACTGCCGACGTTCTTGGACGACGTGCGAGAGGCGGCGAGCCTGTCAGCGTTTCCGGGCACTGGTGACGTTGGCGTGATCTACGTTGCGGTCGATACTCGCAAGATCTACCGATGGAGCGGTTCGGCATACCTTGAGATTGCAGCGGCACCCGTCCAAAGCGTGGCGGGTCGCACGGGTGCTATCACGCTGACCTATGCCGACATCGGCGGCACGCCTCCTGGCGGTGGCTCTGGCGGCGACGTAGACGGCGGCGTGTATGCGGCTGCTGCGGCACCGTCAGGAAACGACCCGCTCTGGTCAAGCGTCCGGCTGTTGATGCCGCTCAACACAAACACGAACGACTTCCGCTCGGGGACTGGCGCAACCGTGACGGCGTTCGGCAATGCGGCGATTGCCACGAGTTCGCCGAAGTTCGGCGCGGGGTCTCTGCTCCTCGACGGCAACGGCGACTATCTGCAAATCGTTGACGGCATGAACGAGATCATTCCAGGCACGGGCGACTTCACGCTTGAGATGTGGGTGCGACCAGCAGCCCTGCTCGTAGACGCGCAATACTTGTTTGACACAAGGACGAGCACTGCGGCTGGCGTTGCCGTCGCTCTATCCAGCGGCCAGACAACTGTGGTCGAAAGCTCCACGATAATTACAGGGTCGGCATTGGCTGCGGGTCAGTGGCAGCACGTTGCTTTGTGCCGTGCTAGTGGGACGCTACGGCTTTTCATCAACGGCTCCGTCGCCGGATCGCCCGTCGCAAACACGACCAACTTTCCATCAAACCGGATACTCCTCGGTCGGTCATTCTCAGACGGTGCGCCGCTCTGGTTTGATGGCAGCATCGACGACGTTCGGTACACGTCTGCGGCACGGTACACGGCCACGTTCACACCACCAACCAGCGCCAACCCTACGAGCTAGCGTATGTCTGACTTGATTCAGTTGAAGCGATCGAGCGTAGCCAACGCGGCACCGACCACGCTGGCTGACGGCGAACTGGCTCTGAACTTCCGAGACGGGAAGTTGTACTACCGAGACCACACGGGTGCGATCGTGGAGTTTGCTGGTGGCTCGGGTCTCTCGTGGTCATCCGTGCCAGATTCAGCGACGGCGACGGGCACGGCGGGGCAGATCGCGTATGATGGTAGTTACCTGTACGTCGCAACCGCAGCGAATACGTGGGAGCGGGCGGCGTTGTCGTCGTGGGCGACAGACCCGTTTTTTAGCAACGTGGCGATTCTGCTCAGGATGGACGGCAGCGGCGCGACGTTTGTTGATTCGTCGCCGTCCCCTAAGACGATTACTGCGGTCGGCAGCGTCACGCAATCAACGACCCAGAGCAAGTGGGGCGGAAAGTCTGCGTATTTTGACGGTAGTGGAGATGCCCTAACTGTCGCCATGCCCGCACTTGGCACCAGCGACTTTGTTATCGAAATGTGGCTGTATCTTGTTTCCAATGCAGGAGACTACGTTGGCTTGTACGACGGAAGGTCGGGAGACCTAACTTCGCACCCTGTGCTCTTTCTTAGCAGCGGCGTGCTTACCTACTACGTCGTGCAAGGTGGAGACGCTTCCGGCGCGACTCGCATTACAGGCGGGACCGTCTCGGCGGGTGCGTGGCATCACGTCGCCGTGGCTCGCTCGTCTGGCACCACGCGGATGTATTTCAACGGCACGCAGGCAGGTAGCTCGTGGTCAGACTCCACGGACTATCCTTCGTCAACTGCGGCTTACATCGGCTCGCTGTACAACGTGAACACGCTAAATGGCTACATCGACGACGTGCGAGTGACGATCGGAGCCGATCGTGGATACACCGGCTCTACCATCACCGTGCCGACAGCGGCGTTCCACAACTCATGAGCAGCACGCTACGCACACTCGCCGACAGTCTCGCCGACGGTCTCCAGTCGGTGACGTGGGCGATTGCGTCCACGGTCGTCGAGCGTCGCAACTGGGCGAACCTTGACCTTGAGGCTATGAGCGTGCCGCATGTCTTGATAGTGCCAGGCAACGCCGAGGTGACACGCATCAGCCGACAGATGATGCAGGTCGATTACACGGTCTCCGTGTTCGTCGGGCGTCACGTCCAGAGTGACAGCGACGTTGATGCCATGCTCGATCTCGCCGACAGGGTCATGCTCCAGGTGCGTGCTCACTCGTTCGGCTCTTCCGTGACGTGGCCGGTGGGCGTGACCAGCCCGCAGACGGTGCAGATCGACCTGAATCCTGACGACGCACTGACGGAGCGAAACGTCTGGCGTGCCGTGATCACTGCGACGTATCGGGTGTTCGAGTCGAACGTGCTTCCGTCGCCGACCGTCTAGGAGGTGGCTATGCCGTCGATGCTTTCTGGCATGAGCCGGGCATTTATCCGTCCCGGCATGATCGGCGGCAATCGCCGGGAGATGTCTGCCGACACGCTCGGGCGGCTCAAACTGCGGGCGTCGATCAGGGGCAACTTCTTTGATCGTCCGAAGGTGGCAAGGATGATCGGCAAGATGAACGCCGAGGTGTTGTCGAACCTTGGGCACAACATCAAGAACGCCGCCAAGACGGGCATCGGTCGTGGCAAGGGCAAGATCACGAAGGCGGCGAAGAAGCGTCAGCAGCGTGGCAAGCCTGTGGAGTTTGTCGGCGGCTTGTACGTTGACCTGACGGGCTATTCGGCTGGAACGCCACGTCCAGCGGGACAGCCTATCCGCTCGTGGGCACCGAAAAAGTTCATGTACAGCGACATCGTCGATTTCTACGATCCGGCTCGTGGCACCGCTGTGATTGGCACCTTGAAAACAAAGCCACGCCTGGCACAGCTGCACCAGTTCGGCGGCAGCGTGAAGCAGACCGCGTGGCGGATCGGCGTCGGGGCTGCACGCAATGCGTACCTGCGGAAGTCAGCCGGCAGGAGCGGTGCAGGACGTGACGCCAGCGGGCGTTTCACGAAGGGGCAGAGCTTCGGCCCGCAGAAGAACCAATACGAATACGGCGCTTTGATCTGGAACATCGACAGCATCGGCGGCTTCCGGCACTCCAAGAACTGGGAGCGTACGACAATGAGCCGCATGGTGACGTATCCTGCCCGCCCATTCATGGCAGGGTCGAAGCGAGTGGACGAAGCCGTACGCAAAGCCAACGAGAAGTGGCGGAACATGCTCGCCCGAAACTAGCCACGGCATACCCGGTCTAGTTTCCGCCTGCCTGCCCATACCGTGAGCGAACCAGCCGCACCGCTGGCACTCGCACACGAGGCACCGCATGTCTACAGGCACCGTCACTATCAGGCTGGGCAAGGACGTCACCATTACGGGCGTCGCAAATGCTCGCAGCTGCACCGTCAGCCACTCTGCGTCCGAGGTGGACGTTACGAAGTTTGGCGACACAAGCCGCAAGTTTCGCAAGGCATTGATCGAGCAGACCGTCGAGGTTGAGTGCGTCGATTCTCCCGGCGTCACTGTCGGCGGCACGTTCACCATCGGCGGCACAATCACCGGCAATGCCACGTACGTCTGCACGAGTGTTGCACGCTCGGAACCTCTCGATGGCATCGTGACGTTTTCCGTCTCGGGTTCTCGCACCACTCCCGCCACCTGATCACCACCCCACACGCAGGAACCATCACACATGGCTATCACACTCGGAAAAGACGCATCGGCGACGATTCCATTCGGCGAAGGCATCATCTCGGCGACGTTCACCGAGGAATGCGAAACGATCGACATCTCGAACCGAAGCAACGTCGGCACCGGCGCAGGCCGCAAGGCGTTCCTCGCTGGCTACACCACTCGGACGTGGGAGATCGAGTGCCACGACGCCGACGGCGTGATCACGTCGCTTGAGGCGGCGAATCCGACCGGCTACACGGTCATGAGCGTGTCGGAAAACATCTCGCTTGATGGTGCTGTGACCTATTCACTCTCGATCAAAGAGGCGTCGTGACGCATGGCGATCACGCTGGGTAAAGACTGCTCAATCGTGCTCGATAGCGGGCAGATCCTCAGCGCTCGCAACGTGACGCTGACAGAGTCTGCCCGCACGATCGACGTGAACGCCTACGGCAGTCGGTACGCAGCGGTGTACAGCACGGGCTATGAGTGCAGCGTGTCTGTCGAACTGAACGACGCAGCGGATCTGGGCACGGCGTTCCAGAAAATGCACACGGGCGGGACGTTCCAAGTCAGCGGCGGCGCTGGCGGGTTTTCGTTTCTGGCGGTGATGACTGGGATTTCCGAGACAGACCCGATTGATGGCGTGGCGTCCTTTGTGCTCGAAGGTCGCATGACCGATCCGGCTCTTGCGAGGTAGTGGGATGCGTGAGTTTCGTGATGACCAGGGCAGACCGTGGCAGGTGGCGTTGACGGTGGCGTCGGCGCTTCGTGTCCGTGACAACGTCACGGTCGATGTCGTGGACGAAGAGAGCGGCGAGCGCAAGGCTGTGCCGTTCGACATGGTGGACGCTGCGAACATCTCGCAGACGTTCCAGGTTCTCCGAAGCCAGTACGCAAAGATCGGCGAGATTCTCTACGCAATGCTCACCAAGCAAATCGAAGCGAAGGGGCTGTCGAAGGAAGACTTCCTTGACGGTCTTCGTGGCGATTCGCTGGACGCTGCAACGAAAGCACTAGAGCAGGAACTCGTCGATTTTTTCCCCCAGCGCCTCCGCAAGATGATCGCGCTTCTCGCTCAGAAGATGGACGAAGTAGCAAGCGAGATGCTCGGCAGAGCGGAGGCGGGTCTGGAGAAGGCGACGATCGAGAGCCTCGCCGGAGCATCTGGGACGCAGTCTGGGAAGCCGCCGGAATCCTCGGAGTACATCCAGGCAAGTGGACCGTCCGACAACTCTTCGCCGCTCGTGACAGCCGCCTAGAGCACGACTGGTGGCACACGGCAAACCTTCTCGCACAACAAGCGAACCTGAATAGAGACAAGCACACGCCGAAAGCCGACCCTCGAAAACTCAACCCGTACGCGAAAAAGCCCAAGCCGCGACAGGCGACGCCTGATGACCTGAAACGCCTCTTCGGCAAGGACTGGCAGAAACACGTATGAGTTCCGCAGCAGTCAGAGCCGGTGGCGTATTTGTTGAGATCGGTGCCGATCCGAGGAAGTTCTTCTCGGCACTGTCGAAGGTCAACAAAAGCCTCGGGAATATGGGCCGCTCGCTGGCTTCGGGCGGCGGCAAGCTGGCGGCGGCTGGCATTGGCATGGCGGCACCTATCGCCGCTGCCGTGCGTCAGGGTGCAGCGTTTGAATCGACGCTGCTCAACATTCGGGCGAGCACGGGTGCGACTGCGGCGCAGATCGACCAGATCAAGGCGTCGTC